CTGCTGTAGCCGTTGATGGATAGCCTACGATCACATCCTTAGTGCCAGCAGCAAAGTCTACTAAAGCATCACCGTTGCTAGACTCAAAGACCTGTGTACGTGACAGAGTAGTGCCGGAAGCTGTGTACGTCCCAGTGCCGGTTTCCCAATTAGTTGCGTCAGAGATCACATAGTAAGTCTGTTGACCGTCACCAATGATGGAGAACCCTTGGTAGCCAGTAGCCGCAGCACCAAGCGTGACTGTGCCTGTGCCTGTCGTCGTAGTCGTAGTCTTTACTCTGTCTTTAAGGACTAATGCCATTGTTTAGCTCACGTTTCCAGTAACTACGCAGGTCGTACCTGTAACGAACAAGATATTAGCTACACCACGAGTTGCCACATCAATTGTCGCCTTATCCGCATCTGTACCAGCGATATAGGCGTTTGTAATCGTCATGGTCATTGTGATAGAGCCACTCGTATTGTTGAAGATAATGATGGCATCACCAGCCGCAAACGTAGCGTCAGGAACCGTAATAGAGCCGCCTGTACTTACCTCAATTACCTTGCCTATATCAGTGGTTGCTAAGGCGTAACTCGTCGTCTTAGCCGATCCTGATTGCGGGATGTTTAGGTAGCCAAGCGTAACACCATCAGTCTGCGGTAGGGTAAGAGTGTAGTTAGAAGTGATGGCCGCAGGGGCTTTTACGGTAGCAGTATTTACCCCGTTATCCGTATCTTCGCCTAACGCTATGCCACCCGCAGTGCTGGCAGTGCCTGTGACCGTAATCAGTTCACTGAATGTTGCGCTTTGCGCTGCGGCAGCAATTGTTTGGTTAGGCCATGTACCCGTTATAGTGATATTTGCCCCCGCTACCAGCGCTGGAGTAGCAGTAGCTGTCCCCCCATTTGCTACAGGAAGAATGCCCGATACGTCGCTTGTAAGGTTGACAGGGTTGCTAACAATCTTAACAAAGTCAGAACCGTTCCATGCTACTAGCGCCCGCGCACCTGCGGGAATCGTCACACCAGTAGTCGGGCCAGAGCCGCGAATAACGATAGACTGCGTACCCCCTGTGGCGTTAATCACCAAGTACGCTTTGGACTGCGCGGGGGCTGTGATGTTACGAGTGGTCGTACCCGTGGCGGTCCATAAAAGGATCGCGCTACGCGCTTGATTGGCAGAACCGTTTGTGGTGGTCAACGTCACGTCGGCATCTGCACTAAGTGTCGTGGTTCCCGCAACGGCGGAATCCAACAAATTAGTAATCGAAGTATTGACCGTGGTTCCCCAAATACCTGATAAGTCTCCAGTGGTTGGCAGTGCCAAACCAAGTAGGGGTGAGAAATTTGTTACGGCCATAATTTATCCTTACGCAGTCGTTTCTATTTCTGCCCAATTTGGAGTTTGCTCATCTTCCACATCCTGCCAATTTGGAGCCTGTGAAGCATTTATGTTCTGCCAGTTAGGTGTTTGCCCATCATTTATTGTGGTCCAATAAATTTTTCCAAGAATTCCAACTTGGCCACGAGTTTGTACGCCAGTTAAAGCTACCGACCGGTTAGCAGATGCTAGTGATCCTACTGCACCTACCGCATATACTCCAGTTAATATACCAACTTTTGCAAAATCAACGCTATCCACCGCGCCTGTAGCTTCAACCCCGGTCAGCGCAACACTTATGTTGGAGGCCACATCCCCAACCGATCCTTCGGCTATAACACCAGTTTCAGCCGGATTATTTGATTCAGTTACATCGCCTGCGAAACCTGTAGCCTCTACCCCAGTTAGCGCAATAGAGATAGCAACGCTTGTTGTCCCTACCAACCCTAATGCAGAAACCCCAGTTAACGCATCAGTTTTCGTGAAGCTAACACTACCGACTGAACCAGAAGCCGCAACACCACTAAGTGCAACATCTATGCTTTGTGCAGCTACTACAGTCCCAACTGCACCTACCGCTTCTACTCCAGTTAACGCCGCTGTAAAACTCTGTGATGCAACTGCTGTTCCTACTGCGCCAGATGCCTCAACACCGCTTAAAGAAACTGCAAATGTTTCTGCAACACTACCAACTTCACCAGAAGCAGCAACACCATTAAGGGCAACTGTAGTTGTTTCTATAACCGAACCTACTGCACCTGAAGCTGTAACCCCTGTAAGCGCAACTTCTACATCTGCTGGCGCGGGTAGCGCAGCAAACGGTACCTGCGCAAATGTAGAAAATCCAAAGGACATAGCTACTTTAGCGGGTTTCCCCGCTACCCCTTATTAAGTTGTAGCCAAACGGATTAAAGCATTTGTAGTATTGTTTGTTGGCATCGTCAACGTAAACGTACCTGCAGTAATAGTCTGCGAGCCAAACGTATGGATACTTACCGCTGGGTACGAACCGGCGGAACCTTGCGTGAAGTTGTAAACCATCACAGCATCAAACGCAGTAGCCAAAGTTACTGTCGTATACGTAATGCTTGCCGATGGAGTCCAGAAAGCCACGCCCGCAGTTGCGGAACTATTCGTCGCTGTCGGCGGAGTTGCGTTAGTAATAGCCACACCCCCTGCGGTATAGCCTGTACCAGACACTTCGCCCGACATAGTGACCGAACCAACCGTCCCGGTGTAATCCGCAGAAGACGCGTTGAACGTGCCGCTTGCTAATAGCAGCGCGCCGTAATAAGTATCTGCGCCCGTGCCCGCGCGAATAACGCCCGTACCAAAATTGTGTGTGCCCGTCATGAGCTTGCCCATAAACGAGGTTGACATTGCCTGTGTATTTGCCATGATATTTCCTTATGCGAAAGACGCTGCTTCAGCAGCAAACGTCACCGCTTTTTTCAATTGAACATGGGCAGAACGATGTACCAGTTCGCCATCTAACCAGTACTCTACCCACGTAGTGTACTCATTTTCGTTATCGACATTACCCTCTCGCTTTTCCAGCAAGGAGGCATCCATATCGCCTTTGGTTGTGGTAACTAATCCCATTAAAATCCCCTATTTTTAAATAGTCAAACAAGTCGAATTAAGGCGAAAGTTGGGTTATTGGAAGGCATTTGTAAGACAAAATTTTCATTTGTTGTGGTTTGATTTTGCCCAAAATTCAATACTGCAATAGACTTATTACTCTTGCTAGAGTTATAGATCAATGCACCAATTGTAGTGAAAGATGTTCCAGACCACGTTGGATTATCAAACCCTACATAGGCAATGCCATTTCCAGAACTTACTGTGACATTTGTCAAAATAACGCCGCCTGCGGTATAGCCCGTACCAGAAGTCTCACCCGTCGTCGTATACACCGTAGTACCTGCACCCAATGAGGCAGAGCTTGTGTAAAGAGCCATCTTCAATACGTCCGTATCTAGATCATGCTCACCCAGCAGGATCTGGTACTTAAAGCTAGTCGTCCATGTTTGCGTGATAGCCATAATCAACTAACCGGTAATTTAATCTGGCCATCGCGATACGCATCGCCACGCTGCTTACCATCACCCAGATTCTTCAGCAATGCTAATGCTTCTTTGTACTTTGTATCGTACAGAATCATCATGTCCTGTTCGCCCTTCATGAAGGTATAAGCCTCCACCAAGGAGCCGTAAAGCAATGCAGAATCAAAGTTGTCCCCCAGCCACGTCGTCCCCGCGTCTACAATTGATTCTGGATAGAAGTAGTAATGCAGTTCTACCTCATACCCTTGATCAGGCGTAGGCCCTACGATAAAACTAAGCTCCGTAGTTATCGTATTATTTGTTACTGTTGGACCGAATATAGCGTAGTACTTTGGCAATCCCTCCTCAGTAGCGGAAGGGTAAACCTGACGAATGTAATTTACATCTTTGTTCAACAGATAGATGTAGTCATCGTTTTCATCTATCACGGCTAATGAATAGGCTGATAAAAAATCATCTGGAGCAGCTAAGTATTTACTCCCACTGGTAAGGACACCAGTGACATTTCGTCTAAGATAGGCGAACTGAACATTATTATAGATGCGCTGTTCGGCCTGTTTGACGAACGTAGCTAACTCTGTGCTAGTGAACTCATTTTGCACATAGTCTTGTATCGCGGCAGTAAGCTCTGCATAGTTCATGTAATACTCACCGTAACCGTTCCCAATACGCCTGCTGCCGTCAGTGGACGCGCTGCAGGGGCTGGCTGCATACCTACACTAGAAAAAGTAGAGTCGCCACCGTAAATAAGCGATACCCTAACTGTCTGTATTCCATCGGGCCTAGGTTGCTGTAGTGCAATAGGCTCATTAATTGCTCGTTGCGTATTTAACTGAGGATGCTTGGGCTCATAGCATTCCTGACATACCTTAAATCCCGTCCATTCCTTTTTCAACTCGTTCAGCTTGAACTGCTGACCACACTGGTCGCATATTCCAAGCGCATATTTACCGGCTGTATAGGACATCTTACAAACTAAAATCTGGGGTTAGATACACACTAGCAATATCTCGATCTTCCTGCGCAGCGCGTATGAATTCCTCATCGTATATCTGCTTCAAGATTGCAATTCTGTCCGGGGACTTCTTCATTGCAAGATAGTATGCAAGACCGGCAACCAAACAAGGCAGGAAACGGAAGACAATGTCCGCCGTATTGGTAAATCCACCCGTATCTTCAATGCGCCTAACGCCATAGTACCGAAATATGTAGGGTTCCGAGCTATCTGGAGCAGGATAAACGAACAATTTAGGCGAGATTGTACGTTGCACGTAAAACTGGGAAGGACGCGACATCGTGTTCTTGTCCGGCAAGTGCAAGTACTCGTTCTGGCCAATTCGATCTATCGTAATGTCCTGCTGAGTCTGCCCTGATCCAGTACGAATAACCGCCGACAAGACATTTACGGTATCAGAAGGTAGCGTGTACTCCGCCTGCCCTGATACCATCGTCACGGACCGCTGTTCAATCGTCCAAAGGTTCAATCCACGGTTAGCCCACTCTGCAAACAACAGGTTCAACGACACACGCGCAGTGCGCATGTCAAAACCTTCTCTCGTCTCCAGCCCGCAACGCTCGTATGCCTCGTTGATCAGGTCATCGAACTCAAGATTAAAGGTAGCGGTACCGGAGGTAGTCATTTAGCAAATCCTTGCTTTTTGTGGACGCGCTTTCCCTACGCCTCTTACTTGAATCTCTCCGCCTTTCATGAAACCCGGAAGATTCTTTTCTTTAACCTTTGGAACAGCTTGCGGCTGTATCATCTTGCCAATATCAGGGTCGCGGCGCTCTGGGGTAACTGCTCTACCAATACGGCTCAGTGTGCCGCCTTTAGCGAATTCTTGGCCCTTACTAGCCTTACTGAATTTTTTTGCAACAGAGACAGGAATGCCCACCTTCTTAGCAAAAGCAGGATTATGCGCTGCCGCATCCATCAACTTCTTTTGTTTGGCACTCTTAGCTGGCATGTTTGCTCTCCATTAATCGATCTATCTTTGCATCCAGCCTATCCAACCTGTCTAATACTCGCGTAATGTCAGCATGTACTTCCACCCGCGTAAGGTATTCTTTTGCTACTTCTTCCCGAGTCTTATTCAACAGTATCTGAATACGATGCAATTCCTCGGACTTTTCCCGCATTATCCAACCAATAATCGCCAGCAAAAAGGATAGCAGCGCATTCCACAATACCATTTCCATGTCAGCACTTCCATCTTTTACGGGCCTGTCGTAACCGGCTATTTGGGTCTGCTGCAGCCTTAGGGAACTTATCCATCTGGCCCTCACTACGTGCGCAATAAGACTTTCTACGCGCTGCGCGAGCATCAGAAGGCTTATCCTCTGTCACTGCAGTACTCAATTTGCTTCCCGGATTAGCTTTCCGGTAGGCCTTTACGCCTTTTTCAGTCATCCCCGCCCCTGCCTTTGTCGGGCGAAAGTTGCCCGACTTGACAGAGGTTTTGATGGGGACTTCTTTCTTGCGCGGCATGATTAGCAGATTTTGGTTTTCTGCGTACGGGCTGCGCCATAGCCGCGACCAGTGACACTGCCACCGTCCGCGTAACAAGCTGCGCCGCCTTTTTTCATGCCAATGCTCTTGCCCATAGCCATTTTCTTATGCTGATTAATGGCTCCACCGTTCTTTTTCATCATAGGAACAGTGTCCATACTCAACATATCGTCGCCAGCCATACCTTTTTTGGTAGATTTGACTAGTTTCATGCCTTTATCCATCGACATGCTCGACTTTTTACGCTTTTTGTTCATCTTCATCATCATTTTTAGCTCCTTATGCCCAGAAGAATGTGGCAGAAATAACAGTAGTAAGGTCCGCGTAGGCCCCGTTTTTAAACAAAATACCGTCCTCGGGTAGTGACATATAAATGGCACTACTTCCCAAAGGAACATCTATTCTGTAAAGAACCGTGCCGCCATTGCCGTCGGTAATGGATACCGAACCTACCCCAGCGTCAGGAGAGACATATATCGCCTTAATACGGGTGCGGCCAGTGAAAATGGCCCCATCCGTAGTGCGATATGTACTCTGTAAATCGCTCATGTATGCCATGGCGAACTCCTAATTAGGTGGCAGAAAAGAGAATCGAAGCGGCCAAGGTACAGAAAGCATACGCAAACCAGCTTGTGCCATCACTGACCAGTTCAACGCGGTCGCCTGCAACCGAAGAGCTCGCAACAAACGTAATGGTGTCGTCAGCAGTACCCGTATCACCGGCTGCCCCTGCGGCATTGTATTGTTGACCTTTGATGATGTTTGCACCACCAGAAGTAACCACGGTGTAAGCCGTACCTACTGGAGCAGTTTTTACGATGAACGTAAAGCGCAGACCACTTACTGGAGTAGGAAGAGTCGTTGCAAACTCTGTAGCAGAGTCTAAGAAAATAGTTTTGCCGCTATCTGCAGCAGTCAAAGTGCTGGCAGCGGTAGAAGTAGAAACTGCGATTGGTCCCAGAAATCCATTGTTAGAGATTACTGGACCCGTGAAGGTAGTATTAGCCATGAAGATGTCCTCACATGCAAGTTTAGGCGTATCTGTCTGCATGTCGTCAGCCGGGGCTGTCAGATACACCGGAAAATCCCGGGATACCGCCAATATACACTATTGCCAATAAAAGAAAAGGGGGCCGAAGCCCCCTTTTTTAACGCCCCATTAAGCCGGGGTGTAACCTTCTGAACCCCAAATTGCGCGAGGATCGGACCAGCCAAAGCTATAACGCTCACGAGCCTTATAGCGGACGTTACCCGTATCAAAGTCGCCTTCAAAAGCGGTCTTGATCGCGGTACGCTGGAACATCTTCATGCCGTTAGGGGCATCAGTCATCAGGAACCATGCATCTGGGTCCGTCAGGAAGTGATTAACGAAGTAGCCTTCTGGCACCATGCCCATCGATTTGATGGCGTTGATGTCGTTGTCTGCGGATTCGGTACGCAGGGTCGATTTCATCAGGCGCTCTGCGGTAAATTGCAGTTCCTTAGGAATGATCATGCGACGGACCGACAGAGCAACCTTCAAACCACGTTCGTCGGTGAAACCGGCGACATCAATAATACCTTGCTCAAGCGAGGTTTCATTCAGGTCGGCAGCCGTCGATGGGACGTTGCTGAAGTTAGGGCCAAGAGCGGTTGGGTGGGCGCTGTTACACAGCGACACGCCGTCACCACCGTTGTAAGGGCCAGTTGTGTTGAACGCGTTGTTCAGCACAGAAGCCGCTTTAACTTGCTTGGTGTATTGCATCGAACGAGCCAATGCTTTGGTGTAGCGGCCTGAGAGACGGTCGTAGAGATTATCTTCGATTGCCTCTTCGGTCAGCGCGAACGCCAGAGCGATGGTTTCGTGGGTGTAGCGAGCAGTAAACGATTCCTGCGCATTGTCATACGAAACGCCAGCGCCTTCATTCTTGGTCGGCGCTTCGTCAAAGCCGGTCAGCATGACCTCTTCTTCGAATGCACGATCAGATTGTTCGACGGAGAAAATGGCGGTGTGCTCATTTTCATAGCGTTTGTATTCCATGCCGAACAGAGCGTTTAGGCCCGGCTCCAGCTCTTTTACGAGTTGTGAACGAGAAATAGCCATGGTTTAGCTCCTATTAGGCTGGAACTGTATTAGCAACGCCAGCGCTGCCGTACAGGTGAGCATTAATCTTCACAATGACTTGGGTGTAATTCGAACCCAAAGCATTGTCCGGTTTGGTATAGAGGCCAACAAGAGTCAGAACCAGTGCGGCATCAGCCGTGATGGTCGAAGAGTCCAGAGTTGTGCCCGAATTACCATTAATGTTGCTACCTGCAGCGTACAGGATACTAGCTTGGCTACCAAAGTCAGCTTGGACTACGTCTTCGTCTGCTTGGATCAGGAACAACTGGTTTGGATCGTCAAGCACTTCAGCCGTGATCTGGCCAGTAGTGATGTTGACAGAACCGGGATAGTAGTTCGACCAAGTTGGCTTACCAGAAGTTGGATCGACATAGTTACAGCCATTGAACACGCCAACTGCGACGGTGTGCAAAGTAGCATCGAACTTGACGACATAACCGTTCTTGATGGTGACCAAGTCACCTTGATAAATAGCGCCGGATTGATTGTCCGCGATCAGGTAGCCGTACTGCTTCTGTGCACCAGTAGCAGAAAGGTTACCCATCGGGCGCAGACCAAAAGGCTTATTTGTATTTGCCATTTGAAGCTCCTAAAAGGTTGTGAGGTCTTAACGACCTCCGAAAGTAGTGCGAGAAGAGCGTTGAGCCTTCTCAATACGCATGGTTGAATGAGCGTTTTCGCGCATCATCTCATTGTCTACTGAATGAATCTGATCCTGTGCCTTGCGGTTGTAGTGAGCATTGCGTTCGGCCAGAGTTTCATTAGGAATACGAGCAAGCAACAGACCGCCAACACCAACAACGCCAGCATGCTTACCATCTTCAATAGTAGGCAGTGTGTTGCGATATGCTTCCGGTAGTTCTTCGTCGCGAACGAGCTCATAACCCTCTCGCATCCTACCGTAGACGTGTTGTTTGTCGCTAAACCCATTGATCTCGGCACGAATCCAGCGATGCTGAAAACCTTCAGGGGCAGGGGGCGCGTCCAAACGCGAAGGAGGAGCCCAAGGCTTGCGGCGCGCTTCTTTTTCCCGAGTAGTACGGGTTGCGCGGTCGATAGTAAGTTTTTCTTGGCTCATTTGTTACTCCTTCACGTATTTGGCATATTCCTCGAGAGGAACGCCCAGTTTCTTTGCAATAGCAACCTGACTCGGCGATAGCCGGACAGAACGGCGTGCACTATTCACCCCAGAACTACGAGATGCAGGAGCAACGGCTGGCACGTTCGACCGCTGTCTCTGTGAATTTGGAGCAGGCGCAAACTTCGTTGGAAAGTCAGTTCTAAGCCTGTTATCTAATTCAGTATAGTACTCGTCAGAATTTGGGTCAATCCCTTCTTCGTCAACGAGTGTCTGATGTAAGCCCCATGCAGCATAAGTCATGGTTCGGTCTTTGCCAAACCATGGATTCTGCTCTGCCCACTCTTCCGCCCGCGGGCTAGGAGTAGGGCGTGCTGGTTGTTGCTGTGCCGCAACTTGCTGCTGTTGCGCCTGATATTGCTGTTGTTGCGCCTGATATTGCTGTGCCTGAACCGTATCTTGTAGCTTACGCTGCTCATACGTAAGTTCAGACAACTTTTCTTGGGCTTCTGTTTCCGTTTCGATATCGCCTTCTTCTCTAGCGCGTCGAATAATCGAGCGCAGAGTAGCTTGCTGCGTATCCATACGGGATTTTGTCTCAGACATGCGGCTTTGGTCTGTCTGCACCAATTGATGCTGAAGAACCTGTGCCTGCGACTGAACATTCTTCGCATATTCCAAGGCTGCTTGCTCACGCCGCTCCGCTTCACGCATCTTGGCAGTCAGTTTAGCAATGCGACGCTGTACGTTCTCGCTAACCTGATCTAACTCATTGCGTTGGGCCGAAACAGCAGGCTTTTCTTCTTGTGGTGCTTCTGGCGCATTGTTTTCTGATGCATTTACTTCAGGGGATTCCGTAACTTCTACGTCTGTCGTTACCTCATCTTCCCCAAGGTTAAATTCAAGCTGATTATCTGACATTACGTTGGCCATATCGATCCTTACATGTGCAGAATGTCTTCTGGATTGTTGATACGAGCAAGAATCTCATCATCATTGAGAATCCTGATCTCCCCTTCGTCCAAACCAATACGCGCACCCGCATACCGGCCAAAAATTACCCAATCCCCTTGCTTGCACCACGCTCCGTCAGGGAACTTGGTGGTATCGCGGTAGGCTAGATCACCTACAGCCAATACGTAGCCACAAACTGTCGTTATTTGCTGGCGTTCACGAGTCTGGTCGGCAAGAATAATGCCGCCTTTTGTTTTTGCCGTGCCTTTGTAGGGGAGAATGACAACCCGCCAGCCGGTTGGCTTCGGGATTCGGTCCAGAACGGATTGGTCGATGTTTTCAACAGTAAGACTGCCGTCATCGGCGTAGGCATCGTCAAGTGTAGGCTCCTTTTCAGCCGCATCTTGTGCCCATTTTT